TAATGCCATTACCATTGTAATAGATACTAAAATGTTCATAACGATTGTTTTACTTTCGTACCAATGTTTAATTTTAGGCTTCATTTGTCTCTTTTAATGGTTTAAAATTGTTTTCAGTTAAGATAGCTGCGCTTTCAACTCTTTCGTAAACATTACCATTGTTATCAGTTAATGATTCACTTGTATTTATATTCGCAATAATTACGCTATCCACAATAAATCTTTGAACGTTCACTCCGATTGATGTATCTTCTTTGTAAATCGCTGTTGGCATTGGTAAATCTTCGCTAACAACTAAAGAAAAATATTGATTCTCATTGTAGTTAATAACGTCAATAAGTTGGCCCGCTTGTAATATTAATTTTGTCATATCTTATGTTGTAATTGTATCAAATAATGCGTTTAATAATAAACTTGCCGTGTCAAAGTCCTTTGTATTTTCAACTGAAAATTCAGCCCAAATATTGTCTCCGATAACTATCATTGAAGTATCGGTTGTAAAGAATGTCAATGCGTTGTATGTGCTAAAGTAAACTAATCCTACATTCTCTTGCTGAATCTTTAAAATTGTAGGAGTTGCGGTTACATCAACAACAACCGACACGGTATATTTATCCGTTACGGCTTCATTTGTAATAATGAATTTAGAGTAATCTCTCATTTTATATTTTGTTTTTTAGTTAAATTTTAATATTCATATCCGTTGCAATCAGTACAATCGCCACGTCTATTTACTCTACGTCTTGATAAGTTGAAGCTCGAATTTGTTTGGATCCCACTAAAGTAAGGCGTGCCTTTGTCGGGCGTTATACCATCAAGGAAATCAAAGCTATTATACGAAGGATAATCGGTTAAATTATTTCGCAAAAAAGTAGTCATCATTTTGGTATAGTTTTCAGCTACACTACGAACCTCGTTTTGTAAGAATTTCAACGCTTCTAAATCAATCGATGTACCACTTTCGCTATCATTATTCATGATTGACTTATTGAATACTTTGTACTTCAAAAAAGGTAGTGCATGGTATAAAGCATAGTTACAAAGCATTGCACCTATAAAGTCATCAAGTATCTTTTTATTCGGGATCGTTAATGTGTTATTTGTGATTTGAGTTTGTAACTCTTGGTAAAACGTAGCACCTAGATAATTTTGCAAATAGATATCTTGCGCCTGTAATATGAAAGGCTGTAAATCGTCAGGGCTTACCGATTGATGAATTGATGTATATGATTTTAATTTCGTTTCGGATACGAATAGTACGTTTGTAACTGCCATTATTCTGCTATTATTGTTGGTTCTATAATCGTTGTAGGTGTGATAAGTAATTCAGTTTCATAACCTCTATTTAATATCAAGTTATTAAACACTCTTAACATACTTTTTTGAATTGGTCGAATACAAGTCCCAATAAAATGACCATAGGCCACCGCCAATTCATCTGCATTCGAGCTAAATCCAGCTCCACCATTGTAAAGTCCCAAAAGTAATGGACTTGTAATTCTGTGGCCTGTTAAGATTCTCGTTGTAATTCGAGTTTCTAAAGTAGTGTAATAATTATCGTTGGTGCTTGTTATTGGCGTAACCTCGGGAGCGTGCTCTTTATCTTGGCTAAATGCAACAAATGCCTTACCAGCGTTTTCAGTACCTCTATAAGCCATTGTTAATTCGTCATAAATTTCTTTACGTTCCTCGGGTGCTGGGATTCCATTATTCAAACTAATAAACAAAGAAGGATTCAAACTATTTGCAAGATTTGAGATGTGAAATTTACTATCTTCAATATCTATTTGAATATCGTTAATCGATCCAGCGTATGTCGGCAAAGGATAATAGATATTGCCAGGTTCATAATCAAACGCATACAATATTTGCGAAGGTTGTTCGATTGATAATGTAGGGTTGTATGTAGCATATTGTGTAGGCTTATATTTATTTGAGTTTTCCCAATTTGTAGAATAGAAATATTCTTTTGGTGCATCGTCACCTGGTTCAATTTTTCCACTTCTTACTTTTGTGAAATCAAGATGGTAAATTTCGCTAATTGTCTTACCATCGTTTGACCAAATAATGTTCAAAGCATACCCACCAAAAGTAATATAATCCTGTGCGCATTTTTCAAACACATCGTTCCAACTATCAATCGGATTTGCACGCACTAAAACGTAATTTAAAGCCTCATCCGTGGTCTTTAATCCATTCCCTATGGTAGCGTCTATCTTTGATTGAATAGCCGTTCTATTGATCGCAGAACGCAAAAATAAACTAGCTATGAATTGAGGGTATAAATTGTCCTCTCCGTAGCTAATCCATTTTTTTGAACCACGCTCCGAGAACGTAGGTAAATTTATTTGAATTTGTGATATTGAATTAAATGCAAAATTGTTCATATACTCTTAAATATCTTTTTTAGCGTTTTTTCGCAATGAAATAATTTCGTAAATATACTTAACAGATACCAATATTGATGCAACTATTGAAACTATGTAGAAAACTATTTTTAAATCTTCTGGCAATGTCGTCAAACTTACTCCGAAAGTCGTTGCATTTAGTACGTTTACGGGTTCTTTTATTGTGTCGATTATTGTCTTCATTAGCTTACATAAATAACGCTTTCGCTTTTTTCATTATCGGATATATATTCAATTTTTTGTACTTCTGTATCGCCAGCCAAAAACGCTTGACCTCGATTGTAAATGTTATTTCCTATGTTAATCGTATAATCAAAATTCCCAAATGGTAATCCATTCAAATGGTAATCTCCTATAATACCATCGTTAATGTAGATAGTAAATTCTGCAAATCTTGTACTACTTGTTTTGTTTTCTAATTTACATATATGCTCAATCCTATCAAAGCCATTAAATAAATGGATTTGATAGTCATTCATGTTTTGTGTAAAGTCTCCGTAAATTATAAACTCGTTTTTTCCTTCTATTAGATTAATCATGACATAAAAAAAGGCGATGCGATTGACCGCACCGCCCTATTTTTTTAAAGGTTAATATTAGTTAGCTGAAGTATTGAAATCAAATCCACCAACTGCTGCTGTTGAATTCGGTGCGATTGCTGCGATTGCTGTTCTACTTGTTGAACTTAATGCTGGCATAGGATCCGCTTCCATTGATTGAAACGTAAATGTATATCCGTTCATGTCTCCGATTGCTTGTCCACCTTCTCCTACCATAGTAGATAAAACCGCACCTCTTGTATTAGCTAACAACCAGTATTGCCCCATGTTATCTACTGCGATAACACGAATTTCACGATTCTTTGCTAACAATAAGAATTCGTTTCTTTTTGCAACGTCTCTTTTTGAGATGTTAACGCTTAATTCAGTTGTATAAAATACTGTTCCGTTTGCGTTTGAAATCGTTGCAGTTTCTGTTAATTTCGCTGTATCTTTTGCAAATTTGTATTGAAAGAAATCTCCACTACCACCAGCCAAAGTTACTTCACCCGCTGTAACTGTTTGGATTTCGAAATTGTCGCCCGCAAAAACATAGATAGTATTTACGCCACCTAAAGCGCTCATACAATCCAAGTTCATTGTGCTTAATATGCTACATGCCATGTTTATTAATATTTTTTAAAGTTGAAAAATAAGGGAGTTATTAGCTCCCTTTTTTATGATTAAAGATTTGATACTACTTGAGATGCATAAACCGCAGTTCCTAATCTGAATTTAGCATTGAAATTCATGATGTCATCAGCTTCATTATAGTAGAATTTGAATGTATCCATTTCGTCTAATAAACCAGTTCCGAAGAATATGTATTTTTTAGGAGCGATAATAACACGTGCTGGATCATTGATACCAGGTGCTGCAAACACTGTGATGTTTGTACCAGGGAAAACGAATGAACTAGGAGCGTTAACACCACTTGCATTTGAAACTTGTGCAAATTGTCCGATTACTGAAGCGCCTGTGTTAATCAATGCAGCAACTAACGCTTGATAGTTAGCGTATGAAGTGTACATTACTAAATCATCTTCAGTTTGTAATGCTGGAGTTAATGAACCTACGTTTAACCAAAATTCTGCGATTGCTGTTGATGAAGTCCATTGTGTGTAAGCACCAGCCGAAGGGATAGAACCTTGAGCATTTTCTGTTTGATATAACAAACCTGTTAATGTAGCTCCGTCTCCTTGCCAAATTGTATTCTCTACATACTTAGCAATGTTAGCCATTTTGTTGTTAGCGATTAATTCAGCGAAAGGTACTGTTTCTTGTTGTGCTGCTGCACCTAATTGAGAAGATGTCCATTTGCTTCTTAAATCTTCAGGACACATTTTTTCCTTTAACATTTTAGAACCTACAACTAAAGGAATTTGTGAAAATACTGTTGCATTTGAACCTACTTGACCACTTTCAAATCCGCAAGTCGCATCTTTGATGTCAACTGTTGAATTTAATAAGTTAATAGATGAAGTTCCCGCAGTTTTTCCCGCTTCGATTGTTACGAATTCGGTAGTAAAAGACTTTAATAACGCCGCACTGATAAGGTCGGTAGATAATTGGTCAGTATATGCTGGTAATGATGATACGTTAAATGACATAGTTTATTTTTTTAATTGGTTTTTAATTTCTTTTAATTTTTCTAATCTTGAAAATGTTGTTTCGATAACTTCGTTATCAGTTTTTTTGATTGGTGCAACCGCTGGCGCTTTTGAGAATGTAGATACCTTTTCTTTTAATTTAGAAATCTCATTGCTTAACTCCATAATAGTTTCGTAAACTAACACCATTGGGTCAACTGCAACCTCTTCAACTTGTGCTGCTTCGATTGATACTTCAACTGGTGCTTCTACTTCAGGCATCTCTAATTCAGGTCGGATAACTTCGGTAATAACACCTAATTCATCTGTCATGAATATAGTCCAGTCTACTAATGTGTGTTCTCCAGCTCCAACTGGGTTATTTTCAGCGTCAAAAACTGGATAACCTACTTCTAATTTTTCAGTAGATAATTCAGTTCCATCAACTAAAATTAATTTTTCTAAAGACACCTCTACGCCTAAAAGTGCTCTAATTTGGTTTAATTTAATCTTGTACATGTTCTTATATATTGGTTTTAAAGTTTTTAACAATTTATGTGAATAACTATTTATTTATTATCGGGTAAAAAACCATGATTCGGTTGGTCATATGGAGCTGTACCCGCAAGCCCTGGCGCTCGTCCTTTGTTTATTACTTTCTCTTTAGCATTGATATAATATTTACGCCAAAAATGTTTGCAATTTGCACCGCCACTATACTTCCATATGTCGTATATATCCGTTCCTCGTGGACCGAAACCAGGGTTAACGGGAGCCTGTGCTATGGCTCTAATTTCTTCAAATGTAAAAAACGTTTCTAAAGATAACATCGTTCTACAAAAGATTCTTTCAGCTGGCGGTCCATCGTACTTGTAGACCGTCAATCCTTCTTTATATCCTTGTGGAGGTATAAAATTTTCATCGTATTCTACAACGTCAAATTCTTCCATGTCACTTGCTTTAATTCCTAAAGTTTTCGCAAGTTCAATGGCTTTATCTTCGTCAAATTCCATGATTCCTTTTATCTTGTTAAATAATTCCTCGTTCTCATATTCCTCGAAGACACCTTCAACACTAAATCCTTTTAACTCTCCATTCTTAACTCTTTGCCATGTCTCTTTGTCTTCTACTTGCATTGATACCATCCACGTTCCAACTGGCACATCGTAGCCATATTTCTGTATTGCCTTGTCGTTCTCATCTTCTACAATCCACGATTCATAAACATACGTTCCTGTTTTCTTTTTATTCTCATGGTCTTGATTGATGTCATTCGTGCGGGCTTCTTTCATGAATTTTTTTGCAATTTTCAAAATAGTTTCTTTGCTAAAAATTACATCGTAATAATTACCATTGTCGTCAACTCGAATAATCTTCAAGTCAGGGATCATTGCTGGCCCTATAACAATTTGTAAATCATTATCAAAACGATACTTTTCAGTTTCTTTTTTGAAGTACATGAAATCCACTTCAATGGCTGGCTCCTCAACGAGTGAAATCTTATCCACTCCACCTTCGTCACTAATTACTAATTCTATTAATTTTCTATTCATTATAAACGTGCTATTTGTTTTAATTTTAAATTGGCTTCAATTTGACTTGTCATTTCAGAAGCTACGACATACGTCTTAAATATCGGATTTGCGTTATTTTGATTTCCGAACGCAACACCGCCACCCGCTTGATTGATATTTGAAAGTAAATTACCAAACATTGCTGTAGATTTCGCATTGATAACCGATTCTCCATTTGATAAATTTGCAATAATGCTATCACTTGTAGAAGTACCCATCCCAGTAACCAATCCACCCGTTGCAAATTTGGATGTCGCTTTCCCACCACTTGAATTTGC